TGATCGGCGTGACCGTGGATTCGGACGCTTCCGGCGTGGTTACGCGCATCATCCCCGTGGGCAAAAACGCCGACGGGGATGACCTGTATATTGACGGCCTGTATGTGGACAGCCCGTATCTCGGTATGTATCCCACTGTCATGACGCAGCGCATCGAATACGACGTGCGCGTCGGCGAAAGCGAGGAGGACGGATATTATCCGGACGATGCGTCCGCCAAAACAGAACTTGCCCGTCTGGCAGCGCAGGATTTCGCAAACGGAGTGGATCTTCCGGCCTACGGCATGGAGGTGGACTTCGTCCCCCTCGACCGGTACAATACCGACGTTGAGGATTATGCCGGCCTTCAGGCAGTCCACCTGTTCGATACCGTGCGCGTGATCGACGAACTGTACCACATCGACGCAAAAATACGCGTGACCGCTTATACGTGGGATGTTCTCGCCGAAAGGTATACCGGCGTCACCCTCGGCGAACTGGTCAGCACCCGCAGCGTAACCTATGGATTCAACATCGCACAGGGCAGCGTATCCGGCAACCGCCTGATCCCGAACACCGTGGACGGCACGATGCTGCGCGATCTGTCCGTGAAAATGGGCAAGTTCGACATCGCCACCGTGCGCCAGCTCAATGCCGAGGCCATCAACGCCCTGACCGCGAGGATCAGCGAAATCGCCGCCGGATCGATCACCACCGACGAGCTGTACGCCTCCCTTTCGGAGATCGTGACGCTCATGGCGGAGAACATCACGGCGGACACCATCGCCACGGATCAGCTGGCGGCGGCGCTGGGCGAGTTTGTCGCGCTGTACGCGGATTTCGCGGGGCTGGATTTCGCCGCCGTGAAGGATCTGCTGGCGGACGAGGCCATCTTCCGCGCCGGCACGGCGGGGGAACTGTACATCGACCGTCTGGCCGCCACCTCGGCGACGCTGGTTTCCGCCGTCGTCGGGGAGCTTACGCTGAAGGGTGCGGACGGAAAATATTACAGCGTCACCGTGCAGTCGGACGGAACCGTCGGTACGGCGGAGGTCGTGCCCACGGAGGGCGAGATCGAAGCCGGAACGACCGAGGACGGACGCGCCATCGTGGAAACGTCCGCGAACATCGCCGAGCTCAGCGCACAGACGATCAAGGGCGCGTCGGCCATCCTTTCGGAGATTTTCACCGACGCCCTGACCGCCGGAAAGATCACCGCCGGTCAGGCCATGATCGCGTCGGCCACCATTCCGGAGCTGTACACCACCGCCATCAAGGCCATCGGCGACAGCATCGACATCTCCGCCAACACCACCATTCAGCTGCTCATCGCCACCAACGACCTGATCCGCGCGTGGTACACCTTCACCGAGGACGGCATGCGCGTGGGCAAACAGGGCAGCACCTACGCCACCCTGACCGACGATACCGGATTCCACATCCTCCAGCTGAACGAAATCATCGGCAGCTTCGCCAAGCGGCAGCTGGCGGCGGAATCCATCCGCGTCGGTCCGGTCAACGGTCTGACCGCAGGCCGCCGGGTGGTCATGCGCGGCACATCCTCCGGCGGCGTCGCCTTTGTCGCCGAGGACGCAACGTAAGGAGGGATTCTCTTGAGCGTATTCACCGCCGGGGCTTCCGGCCTCGGCTTTGTCAAATCCGCGTCGTCGTCCAGCTGGGACGGAAGCGGCGCGATGCAGGGCGCATACGGCTCCGGCTCGCCGCGCATCGGCGCGATGTTCTTCCCGAATCTGGGCGGCGTCAACTGGGCCGATCAGGCCGTCAGCATGATTCAGCTGACGCTGACCTTCGGCTCTGCGGGCCGTTCGGCGGGCAAGACCGTCGGCCTGTACCGAGGTACGAAAACCGGTCTGTGGGGCACGGGCTCGGCCATGCTGGGCGCGTATCTCGGCGACGTCTGGAGCGGCACGCCCGCTTACAATTCCACAAAAACCATCACCTTCAGCGCGGATTCCAATCCGGCGGCCTTCGCCGGTCTCACCGACTGGCTGAACGGCGGACTGTTCGCGCTGGCCGTCTACCGCAACGAATCCACCGGCAGCGGCGACAGCTATTCCGACAATTACCTGAAGATCACCGGCGCGTCCGTCTCCGTGACCTATGAGCCCCTCGGCAGCAAGGGCACGCTGAATGCGGAAACCGCCGTTCCCGGCGATACGCTGACCCTGACCGTCGAACCGGCGAACCTGACCGGCGCGATCACCCATGCGGTTCAATGGTCGCTGGGCGGCGCGGCAAGCGACGTGCAGACGCTGCCCGAGGGCGTGACGGAAGCCTCCTTCACCGTTCCGGAAAGCTGGCTGTATCAGCTGCCCGACGCGGTTTCCGGCGCGGCTTCCTGTATGCTGACCACCTATCAGGACGGCGCGGAGAAGTCTTCCCGGCTGATTCCGTTCACGGTGAACGTGCCGGACAATATCGTTCCGGCGTTCTCGGCAAGGGCGGAGCCCTCCGGGACCTCCGGCGGCTACTGGCAGCACCTCGGCGGCGCAAAGCTGACGATTTCGGACGCGGCTTCCTTCTACGGCGCGACGGTGGTTTCGTATGAGATCACCGGCTCCGAGGGCGTTTCCTCCGCTCTTGCGGAGATCACGACCCCGGCGTTTGCGGAATCCGGCGAACACGTCTATGCGTTCACCGTCACCGACAGCCGCGGCAGAACCGCCCGGCAGACGGTGCAGATCGATGTCAACGCGCTGGCGGATCCGGTCATCACGGTGTTCTCCGTAGAGCGTTACGACGAATATGTCAGCGATTCCGGCGAGACGGTGTACGAAGCGAATCCCCGCGGAACCCGCGTGTGGGCGACGATCCGCGCAGCCATCGATCCGGCAGGCGGAAACAACGTTCCGACGGCGTTCATCGAAACCGGCGGCGGGCGGATTTCCGTTCCGTGGACGTCCGGCGCGGCCTATGAAACCGTCAACGATCGGACGCTGCTGACGGCGGAGTTCAGCCTGAACAGCGTGCATGAGTTCACGCTGACGGTCTCCGACCTGCATACCTCCGTGACCGCGTTCTCCCGCGTGGAGAAGGGCACGGCGATTATGGACGTGGAGCCGGACGGCGTGGCCTTCGGCGGGTTTTCCACCGCCACAGAGGGCGACCCGAAGGACGAATTCTTCCGCAGGACCGTGTTCTACGGCGGCGCGGAAGGCCTCGGCCTGAACTTCTCGGAAACGCCGGAGCTCACCGGCGGCACATGGTTCGACGGGAAACCGATCTGGAGAGTGTCGAAGTATTATCCGAACGTGACCTTCGGCGGCGTGGGCGCGTGGACGACTGTCGGCGTACTGCCGATTGACGTACACTCTGCGGAGATCAATCTGCTCGACTTCGACATGCGTCTGATGCACACTGCGATTTACAACAACGGTGCGCTGTGCGTCGGCTACAGGCTCCCGATCATGGGAATCAACGGTTACATTGCAACCCCGTGGCTCGGCGATGGCCCAAATGTTGCCTTTAACTGGGTCAATGCATCGTCTGTGAGACCCTTTGACCGGTGCAATGTGCTGGTGACCATCCACTATACCAGAAACGAATAAAGGAGGAATGAACATGGCAGTAACGGTCGGCTCTGCAAGATCGGACGAAAACGGCAAGGCGTACAACGGCAAAGCCGGGGACCAGAAGTCCGGCAGGGAGGTTTCCACCCAGTCGTGGTACAAGCATTCCAAGGGCTGGCGCGTGTTCCGCGCGAAGGACCCGGAAAAGGCGGCGATCATCGGCGAGCAGATGATTGCAGCCTGCAACAACAACAAAATCGGATATGACCAGTGGGAACGCTACGACCTGTTTGCTGAAGCGAAGAAGGTCGGCTTCGATCTTGCAAAGGTCACCGTAGCCACGGAGACGGACTGCTCCGAGCTGGTGCGCTGCTGCTGCGCGGCTGCCGGCATTATGGACCTTCCCGCATCCGGATTCCGTACGGGCAACATGCCGAAGAACTTGCTGGCCACCGGAGAGTTCGTCGAACTGAAGGGCAGCAAGTACACCGACCGGAGTGATTATCTCGGCTTCGGAGACATCCTCGTCACCGCATCCAGCGGCCATACCGTCGTGGTCATCAGCAACGGCAGCAAGTACGAAGGGACGATCGAGGTCAAGGAATACGCGCTCGGCGAACGCATCATCGGCAAGGGGGACGAAGGCGCGGACGTCAAGACGATGCAGAACATGCTGATCTCGCTGGGCTACGACCTCGGAACGTATGGTGCTGACGGCGATTTCGGCAGCAAGACCCGCTCTGCACTCAAGGCGTTTCAGGAAGAACACGGCCTTGATGCCGACGGCGAGTACGGTCCGAAATCCCATGAGGCGATGATGGTGGCGATCGAGAAGCTGAACGGCGTTCACTCGTCCATGCCGGAACCTGTGGGCGATCTGAAGGTCAAATCCGGATCGTGGAACATCCGCACCGGCCCCGGAACGGCCTACCCCACCGCAGGCATCGTCCGCGAAGGTGATACGCTGACGCGCTTGACCGTCGAAAACTGGATTCCGGTGCTCTTCAACGGAGAGCCGATGTATATCAGCGCGTCCGGCGTGGAAGGAGGTTGATTCCATTGAACTTGTCTTCTATCGTTGTGCTGATCGGCGAGATCGGCGTATTGCTGGGCGTGATCATTCCGGTCATCGTATGGGTCGTCCGGATCGCAAACGCGCAGAAATGCCTGCTCCGCAGCGACATGCTGCACATCTACTACCATTGTCGTGACAAGCGAATCATCCGGCAATATGAGTATGAGAACTTCGTCATGCTCTACGAAGGATACAAGGCCCTCAAGGGCAACAGCTTCATCGACAAGATCTACAAAGAAGTACAGGAATGGGACATTATTTCGTAAGGAGTGATTCGAATGATTGATTTTACCCCCATCCTTGAGGCCCTGCTGGGCCTGCTGGCCGCGATCATCACCGTCAAGGTGATTCCGTGGATCAAGGCCAAGACCACCAACGAGCAGCAGATCAAGATTGAAGCTGCCGTCCGGACCGCCGTATTCGCCGCCGAGCAGATCTACGGCGCGGGTCACGGCAAAGAAAAGCTGGATTATGCGACTAAATACCTCCATAATCACGGCTATAAGGTTGATCTCGACGAGATTGAAGCGGCAGTACAGAACTATTTCAGTCATGCTCCGGCTGCGGATGCGGCCTCCGAGGAGTGATTTCCCGGCGTCCGCGCAGCATATCCTCAGTTTGACTACCTCACGGCGGAGGAGTTCTCCCAGCTCCTCCGCATGGCCAAACTGAGCAGCGAGGACAAGGAGATCGCCACGCGCTGCATCGTGTGGCACATGTGTCTGATTGACACAGGAGTGATCGTCCACATGGACAGACGGACGGTCGCCCGCAGGATGGAAAAAATCATCCTGCCCGAATTGAACAGAATGCTTTCCAGAATGAATCAGGCCGAGGCCGGAGCGTAATGCTCTGACCCCGGCCTCTTTTTTTATGCCCGTAAACGGTACAAACATGCCCACAGACGCGCCTCCTTTGCCCCCTGAGAATCCGTGATTTTGGGATAATCAGGGTGTGAAGGAGGTGCGTTTTTATGTTTGGAAACAATGGCTGGCAGCAGCCGCAGCAGCCCGTTTACGGCACTTTTCAGCAGCCCCAGCAGATGTATCAGCAGTCCCGTATGGACTTCCTACAGGGTATGCAGCCGCAGCAGAGCGGCATTCAGGCACGGCCCGTAACCGGACGCGAGGAAGCCGTTGCAGCGACGGTATTTCCCGGCAGTCCGATGCTGTTTCTCGACCGTGCGCACGGCGCTGTGTACTACAAGGCCATCGACCCGCAGACCGGCGCGGCGGAATTCGTGGATTTCGTCATCTCCGTCCAGCCGCAGCAGACGGCCCCGCAGTACGCCACGCTGGCCGACCTTGCGGCAATCCGCGATGAAATGTCGCAGCTTCGCGACATGATTCCCACCCAGCCCGCACGACGCACGAAAGGAGCTGACGCAGAATGATCCCGATGAATCCGATGCAGATCCTACAGGCCGTCCGGAACGGCGCGAACCCCAACCAGATCGCCATGCAGCTTGCGCGGAGCAGTCCCGCCGTGCAGCAGGCAATGCAGATTATGACAGGCAAAACGCCGGACCAGGTGCGCGACATGGCTTACCAGATCGCCCGTCAGCGCGGCGTTGATCTGAACCAGATCGCCCAGCAGTGGGGAATCAGGCTCCCCAAGTAACGGTCAATCCGGCGACTGCAGCGCCGTGTTGATAGATCATCACCAGTAAAAGGAGGAACAGAAAATGGCAGAAAATAACGATTTCGCAATGGGATATGCTCTTGGCCAGGACAACGGCGGCAGCGGTAATGACGGCTTCGGCTTCGGCGGAGGCTGGGGCGGCCTGATCGGTCTGCTGATCGTGGCCAGCCTGTTCGGCAACGGCGGCTGGGGCTTCGGCGGAGGCTTTGGCGGCGGTTCCGGCTTGCAGGGCATTGCAACCCGCGCCGACATCAACGAGGGCTTCGCTCTCCAGAACATCACCGGCGGCATTACGGCCATCCAGCAAGGCATCTGCGACAGCACCTACGCTCTGAACAACGCCATTACGGGCGGATTCCACGGCGTGGAACGCGGTTTCTGTGATCTGTCGCATCAGATGTCCGACTGCTGCTGCACCACGCAGCGGGCCATCGACGGCGTGAACTACAATCTCGCCACGCAGACCAACGCACTCCAGACCACGATGTGCAACAACACCCGTGACCTGATCGACAACCAGAACGCAAACGCCCGCCAGATCATGGATTTCCTTGTGCAGGACAAGATTTCCGCGCTCCAGAGCGAGAATCAGGCCCTCAAGTTCCAGGCATCTCAGGCCGCGCAGAACGCGTTCATCACGGCCAATCAGGAAGCTCAGACCGCAGAACTGATCCGCCGTCTGGGCCGTGACTGCCCCGTGCCCGCGTACGTTGTCCCGAACCCGAACTGCTGCTACGGCAATCCTACCGGAGTAGGCTACGGATTCAACGGCGGCTGCGGCTGCGGCGCATAACCAACATCATTCCCCGCTTGACGGGTGACTTCGGGCGGCGGGCCTCCTCCCGTCGCCCTGATTACAGGAGGTGAATTTTATGGGTAACTGCACCGGCAAGCTTTGCCCGCGCTTTATTATAAGCCAGGCCGTCACGTTTGCGGACGGTACGCTGACCATCAATCTGCCGGCCGGATCCTACGGCAACGGATGCAGGTACTGCATCGTCGTTGCGCAGACGATCCCCGACACGACCACCATCACCGCGCCGGTTGTCATCACCATCGGTGACGGAACGGAGACGTATCCCCTTGTAACGCGCTGCTGCGCTCCGGTCACGGCCTGCGGAATCCGTACCCGTACCCGCTACGCTGTAGTCGTTGCGACCGACGCTACAGGCGGCACGTTCAAAATGCTCAGCAATCCGTGCTGCTCTCCGGATTACAGCCTCGCCGCTATCGACGGCACAGCTCCCACCGCAACCCCGCCCGCAGGAGGTGATTAAGTATGAAACCGGGAATGAAAATGCTGATGATGGACCGCGTCCGTCAGGGTGACAACCAGCCCCACAGCGAATACGGCGGCAACACCAACCGCCGCATGATCGGCTACGACCGCAACGAACCGGAAAGCCGCCTTCCGATGCGGCATATCCCGCCGCACACGGAAATGAACGACCGATACGGGCCACGCAACGACGCGTACAGCGGTTATGACGAACCGCACAACACATGGGACAATCCTCACATGGGCGGCTACGGCATGCCTGAGGCCCGTAGACGGCGCGACAAGCGCGGACGCTACATGATGGGCGGCATGGAGTACGATGAGGACGATGACGAGGATGACCGCCCCAGAGGGTCAAGGCAGAACATGCCGATGGGCCGCGGCGGGAATTCCTACGGTGACATCTACGCAGAGGGGACCATCTGGGCGCCGGGTGCGATGAATCGTCCCATGAGCGGCATGATGGGCGGCGAAATGTCCCAGCCTGTAGATGAGCAGACTGCCCGGATGTGGGTCGGCAAAATGGACGGCGGCGAACACTTCAAGCCGGAACAGGCCGACCAGCTCCGGAACACAATCTGTCCGGACTGCGACAAATGGGAATTCTTCGTCGCGATCAACGCCATGTATTCCGATTACTGCGAAACGGCGAAAAAATTCAACGCAGACAAACCGGAATACTACGGCCACCTCGCCCGCGATTTCCTCAAAGACAAGGACGCCGGTCCGCACAAACTGCGGAAGTACATGGAAATGATTCCCAAGAAGTAAGACAGCCGGGGCAAAAGCCCCGGCCTTTTCGCGTTCTACGGAAAAATAGGGATAGCATGGAAAGAAGAATTCATTCTTCTTTCCATGCTATCCCTAATAAATCAGGAAGGATATGCCGGATAGACATCCAGTGTCATATGCTCGGCAGGATTGTCTGCGCGGGTGCATTTTTTTGTTTTGTGGTAAATGACACGGAGGATGACGGATTTCAGCATCTGATTTTTGCTCATAGCATCATCGGTCATCGTATAGGCTTCAAGGACATACTGGATCTGCGGGAGCTGCATGCGGATGATCTCTTCACGGGTGGGTGTAGATTCAAGGGCGGCGAGCTGATCCTGCGCATCTGCGATGCGTCGCTTCACTTCACCGGAACGCTGGATGAACTCAGCGGGGGTATATATGCCTTGCTCAACGAGGTCGTACATCTTCTCCAGCTGCTTTTCAAGGCTTTCGACCCGGCGGCGCAGAGTTTCGGCGGCTGTGGCACGGGAATCCGTGACATCAGATTTCGGGGCGTCTGGCTCCGAATACATAGAGCACCAGCTGCGCAGTACATCGAGGATGATGGATTCCAGTGTCGGGATATAGATCCCGGTCGTAGGGCAGCCGCGAGTCTGACACCAGACATGATCCGGTCTGCCGGACACGCCGGGCTTACGCAGCATAGATCGGCCGCACTCGCTGCAGTAAATCAGGCCGGCGAGAGGATTGACACACGGTGCATCCTTGTTCTTCGGAAGAGGCTTGTGGGACTTGAACAGCTGCTGAACGCGGTCCCATGTCTGCGCATCGATGATGGGAGGATGCGCGTTCTCAACAATGATCGGCGCGGGATTCACCTCGCGCGTTTCTGTACGCACGCCATTGGAACTGTGCACACGCTTGACGCGCTTCGCCCATGAAGTCTGCCCGATGTACACGGGGCTCTTGAGGATATTCCGGATGCCGCCGGCGTCAAAGTCAAGGCCGAAGGTGGTTTTTACACCCATGCTGTGGAGGCGGTTTGCTATCGCGTTGGAGGACATCTGAGCGCCACTGTTATCGTCGCCGTAAGCATACCATCGGAAGATCATCTGTACGATGGGTGCAGTATCCGGATTCGGGGCAAGAGTGTATCCTCGGCGGTCCGTGCGACTGACACGGATGTATCCGTAAGGGATCCGCGTGCCGATCCAGTTTCCCTCTGCAGCGGATCGGGCGCGTCCGGTCTGCATTCGCTGCTTGATCTTGCGATATTCAAACCGGGCCATGAACAGTGAAAAATCAAAAAAGTCCTCGTCGGACTCGTTGGCCGGGTCATAGGTCTTGTATGGCGTGATGATGAGCGTGCCGGTCGCATAGAATGCCTGCTTTACGATGCCCTGATCGATGCTGTCGCCACGGGCAAGGCGGTCGGCATCGTTGACGATAACACCCGTATAAAGCCCGGATTCGACGGCCTGCAGCAAAGCCTGCATCTGTGGACGGCTGGCGATCGTATCGCCGGACACGATTTCTTCGTACACCATCGTAACGTTATAACCGCGCCGGACGGCCAGCTCTGTCAGCGCACGGCGATGACGGGCAAGCGTCTCGCCTTCTCCCCGCGCCTCCGCTTCTACATCTGCGCGGGATTTGCGCAGGTATATCGCATATCGATCAGACGGCTTTGCTGCCACAGTAAACACCTCCGGATTTGTATTGCCCCTGTCCGGAAACGCCGGACAGGGGTTTTATATGTCTTCACGACGGGTCTACATGCTGAACCCATGCCGTGCAAAACGATCCGTTTTTGATATTCTTGATTTCCCAGACGAAAATCGATGTCAGTGCCGCCGTGGTAAGCAGGAGCACACACGTCGCGGCGATGAGGATGTTGCACGCAAGCGTCTGACGCTTGCGCATGCTCTCCAGATTTCTGATGGTCGTTGCGTTCGCTTCGACTCGGGCCTTGTATTCACTGACCTGTCCGCGCAGGTCTTCGATGGCTGCGCGTTTCGTCTCAAGACGGCATTCCTGCTGTGTGATCGTTTCAGCCTGCTGCATGATCGTGGATTCGCAGGATTTCATGGCGGCTTCCAGTGCGGCGACGCGGCCCTCCGCGACGGCCTTTGCCTCGCCTTTTTCAAGGACCATTTCGCGCAGCCGCACCAGACGGCGGTCATCCTCGATCACCTGATCCTGCAATGTTTCAACCTGCTTGCGCAGCGCATCGGCCAGTAAAGTGCTGTCGTTGCTCGGCTCCTTGCCGGCGTCGCGCTCCGGGATCACTCCGAGGACTACCCGTGCATCGGCTCCTGTGGCCTGGATTACCGGAACGATCGTGGACAGACGCGGATCGCGCGTATCGCCCTGTAAAAGCTTGCGCATTGTTCCTTCCGGAATATTCGCTTTACGGGCGGCGGTTGTGTAGGACATGCCGGTAAAATCCAGCACTTTCCGGATGTATTCCGGGCGGAACCATTGCCGGTCGCTGTCCGGCAAGCAACAATCGTGGTCATTCAGGTCCGGAACAGCGTCCGAACATCGACGTTCGGTCATTTTTTTCCCTCTTTCTGCGTGTTGCTGGTGTCCAAATAAGGAAGTGCGGGAAAAACTCGGAAAATGATGTCAAACGGGCGGTTTTTCACCTTAAACGGGCGGTTTTTTACCTCAAACGGGTACAACCCCCACGTCTCCTGCGCTTATTCGGGCAGGGGGTGCTTGCGTTAAACGGGCGGTTTTTCGCTTCAAACGGGCGGAAATCGCATTTATTCGGGCACCCCCTTGCGTTATTTGGACACTACCCAACAAGAGAGATCTGTGTTATCCTTCAGGCGACGGAGGGAAATACTCGTCCAGATGATCGAGGATTCCCACATAAGCGGCGAAGCGTTCCGGACCGGCTTCCCGGATCCGATAGATCAGCGCCATCTCCTCCGGAGTAAGACGCAGCTCGTCGAGGTCCAGCAGATAGTCGGCTGTCACGCCCAGCACAGGACAGCACTTCCGGAAAAGCGCAAGCTCCGGATACGCTGCTCCGCGCTCCCAATTGGATATACGGTCGCGGGTAATGTCCAGCTTCTCTCCCAGATCCGACTGCCGCATTCCGAGGCGCTCTCGCGCAGCCTTGAACCGTTCGCCGAATCCGGGAATCTTTTCTACAATGTCAGCCATATTGACCACCTCTTTTCTTTTCCATTATAAGGCAAATAATTTGCCCTGTCAATATGATAAGGCAAATAAATACATACAAGGAGGTATCCCCATGAGAAGAAACCACATCCGCAGGAACGACCGCCGCGCCAATATGAAACACTTCGACCACGACTTCGCTTTCCGGACCGATCTGCCGGACGTGAAGTACATCATCGACTATCCGCGAAAGACGGTATTCACGAACATGGACGCGGAACCGGGTGCGCGGGGCGTGAAGATCGTCGGGTATGAAAGACGCGGGGCCTGATCGGCCCCGCGGGATAGGAGGACACATGATGAAGAAT